GCTGTCAATTTTACCGCGGATTTTCTTTTTTTTCTTAGTGCCGTTTTTTAATTTTACTGTTTTATAAGTAGTTTTAGAAAATTTTGCTAGTTTTTTGCCTATGTACATACGCCCTGTAATTGTATTTGTTATAAGATAAACAAACCCAACACAATCTTCGGGCAATTCTTCTATTAATTGATTTTCGTAGTACCAAGACATACACTAATTAGTGTCATCTGTCTCCGTACCCTGTGCCTTTTGATTTGCCTTTTTCTGATCCAAGAACACACGATATTGTTGTACGTGTGCTCGTCTTTCTTTTGCTATAATTCTAATTTGCGCCAACCAGTAGCGCATATTTTCGCCTGCTCGCCTCGTGCCTTTACGTTGCCAATCTTGATTAGCCTTAAAATATTCCTTAAAGGCCACCATGAGTTTTTCATGCGACTCTTCATTTTGATAAGGAACAGGATCAACGTGCTTACTCATTTACTTCCAAGTCGTTGGCATAGCTAGTGTAACCATTTTCCTTAACAACTTTAAGTACATTGTTCACACGACCAATTAATTCGTCCTTGTGCGATATTAGGAAAATGTTCTTCTTACGTTCACGGCTCATTTTCTTAAGTACTGCCAGGGCGCCTTCTACGCCAGCCGCATCTAAGCCGTTGTCAATAAGTTCGTCTACAAACAGCAAGTTAATCTGCTGATACAAACTTTCCCATACGTCACGGAAACTAAACGACAAGCCTAGAATTAAACGATTACGTTCGCCACGGCTCAAGTTATCAAAGTCTAGATCTTGTCCTAGCTGTGTGATCAACACGGTTAAGTCATTTTGGAACGCAACTGTATGTGGCAGACCCATCTTGTCAAGATAATATGTAAGTCTGTTATTCAAGTAAGCCAAGTTTTGATCAATAATTTTCTTACGGATAAACGAATCTTTTGAAGTCAACAGCTTGAGTAAAAACTCTTGATGCTCTTTGAGTTTGTTAAGTTCATTGACTTTATCCCAAGTGATTTCTTGAATAGCGGTATCAGTTAGTTCGTCAATTTGTTCTTGATAAGGATCAGTTTCACCAGCACGAACTGTCAACTGTTGTTCCAGAGTTTTTAAATTGTTCTGGTGTTTAAGAGCTTGCTCTAGACTGTCATAGTAAGTGTTGGGTCTGCCATTGATATCGCCAATAGCTTCTAGTTCTTTGACAATTTTAGCAAGGTCACTAGACACTTTTTCAAAGTATGTGTCAGCTTCTACTAGATGCTTTTCAGCTGCCGAAGTCATTTCTTCATGCTTGTGATCGTGTAGTTGTTGTTCACAGGCGTGACAGGTTTTGTTAGCCAGCTTTTCCAGTTCGCTGGCATATTTTTTTACGCTTCGCTCCGCTTGCGCTATCGCGCTTTCTAGCGTGGCCCGCTCTTTATTCAGGCTTTTCAGCTTGGCCGCTTGCTCGTCATAGACTTTTAGATCTGCGTGTTTAGTAAGCTCTGCTTCGATGTCCACGCTTTCTAATTCGATAATTGCTCTAGCAATCTTTTCTAAATCAGTTTCTTTTTGTTTGTTCCAAGCACTTTGTCTTGTAAGCAAACTGTCAATACTTACTTGAATTTTGTCGTTAGATTTTTTAGCGGCTTCGATGTTAGCAGACTCTTGTGTAATAGAATCTTTAGTTTGACGTACTAGTTCTTTAAGCGTTTCTGCTTTTTCACTTAGCAATGTTATACCCAACAACTGTTCAATGATAACCCGTTGGTCATTGGCCCGCATACTTAAGAACGGTTCAGTATACGTGTTTAAAGCAACAATATGCTTGAACATATCATGACTCATTTCCAACAAGTCGTCTACGTCCTTTTGTGTTTCACGCATATCGCCTTGTGCGTCATCTGTTTCTTCAGTTTCTTGTGCTTGGTCGTTAACATAGAACTGGAATAGTGTTGGCTTGCGCCCACGTTCAATACGATAGTCCACGCCATTTTTTTCAAATGCCAGTGTAACCAACATGTTCTTATTGTTAATCTTGTTAATAAGATTGTCTTTTTTAATGTTAGTTAACGCATTACCAAACAGCGCATAACTCAAAGCATTTACAATAGTAGTTTTACCTGTACCATTTCTACTACCGCTATCGTCTCCGCCTTGGTCTAAGTTTTCACCCAACACAAGAGTTAGGTTTTCTTGAGCAAAGTTTACAGCTTGGGTTTGATTACCCACACTCATGAAGTTTTTAACGGTTAGTTCTTTTATTTTTATCATAGGCTGTTATAAATTTCCAACAGAGTATTTTTGTCGTAAGTGTCGCTTTCAATATTGATAATTTGACTGCTTACAATTTGATCTACACTTTCAAAACTCTGTACATCAATGTTGGTATTAATTTCAATATCTTTCTTTTCAGCAATAAGCGTAAGCTCACGGATGTCATAGTCCGCAATAAACTTTTCTTTAATAAAACTTGCTTCTTCAAATGTGATATCTATATCTAAACTTACACGCAGGTGTTGCTTGGGTTTGATAATAGTGTCTGCTTCGTCGATTAACTGACTTAGTTTTACTGTACGGAATGTGGGCTGATTCGGCCAGCTGTGATATTCTGGCTCGCCGCCCCATTCTAAAATCATCATTCCTCGATCATCGTCCCACGCATCCGCATAATTGTGCGGAAAAGCATTGCCGATATAAACCATGTTCTTTTGTTGCTGGCGCTTGTGAAAGTGTCCGCTAAATCCTAGCTCATACTTCTTAAAACTATCCAGTTGAATCTCTCCATGATCCGGCATCTGTACCATAGCATTCATGAAAAAGTTAGGCAATTCAAAGTGTCCAAAGATATACTTGCCACCCTTCTTGCTTACTGACTTCCATTCTTCTCCCACAAGCCACGGGCACAAGGTGACATCACCAATAGTAGTAGGTTCGTGAACCACAGTAATACCAGGTATGTACTTTCCAAACTCGACTGAGTGAATATCTCGCTTGTCTTTGTAATATAAATCATGATTGCCAGGGAAAAAGTAAAATTGATCAAACGCCTGACCGAGCTTTTCCAAGGCCCTAAGACTATAGTCCATTGTAGTGATATTAAGACTATTGCGATTATGATGCCAATCGCCCATAAAAATTCCAACATCACAGCCTTCCTCCTTAGCCTTAGCAATGTACCAGTCTACGAACTCTTCGCAGTCTCGATTATGTACACTACTGTTAGATTTTAATCCAAAATGTATGTCTGTAAAACAGGCTACTTTCTTAAACAAGTTACTCATTCGTCACCGCTTTCGTTATAACGCTTAACAGCCGCCGCATGTTCACCAGCACCTGTACGACTGTAGCTAGGATTCATGCCGTTGATTTCTAGGATATCATCACGGATGTTTTGATTGCGTTTTTCAATATTAATAACACGAACAAAGGAGTTAGTTACAGCCGCAGTAAAATAAGCAAACGGATTATCCGACTTGCTTTCGTCAAATTGTAAACCAATTTGTGTTAACTGTAGAATAGCTTGACCCTTCATTTCGTCATTGTAAGTATAGCCACGAACGTTACCACGTGTGGCGTATCTCTCACACAATTTTAACATCATTCTAGCTAAGGTGTTAGTAATTTGGCCAGCATCTTTGTCGAAATGCCCCTTCTCCAAATCGCCCTTCCAATGACTTTTACCCACACAAACAAGTTCGTCTTCTTCGTTAAACTTCCAATGTTGGAACGGAGGAAAGTTTACTTTGTCGTGTTTGTCTGCTGTGCTTTTAGGATTCTTTTTTCGAGTACTATTTCCAGGAACATGATCATATGTCATTATTCTGAAAACTACATCTGTCTTTTGAATTTTTTTGTAGTCAACTTCGCAGTCTGCTTGTTTGACTTTTTCGCCTGCTTTTTTGCGAGTAGCATAATCTAAATCGCCCATGCGTTTGGCCCTATTACGCTTGGCTTCCGCTATGCTTCGGATATTAATTTTGTCCACACTTGGCAGAATTAAGTCATATTGGTGATATTCTGGCTGTGTAAAGCTACAATATGATGTTTTACTTCTATGTATTTCTAACAACATATCCTTGTTGTTTAGGTAATTTACTTTGGTTTGTGTTGGTAATGTCATCCGTTCTCGTTCCTATGATATGCAATTATAAACTACGTACATAATAAAGTCAAATAAATAGAGTATCAAAAAGGATATTCTATGGCATTCGATTTAACACAAACATTAACATCATCGCAGAACTTAATAGGTGCCGCGACTAGCGCCGTTAATGTGGGTTCAAATTTAGCGTCAGCTTTATCCGGGCCATTTAACAGCGCAGGAGATGTAGCCAGTGCGATACGTAGTATTGATTTACCAGCCGCTGGAGAAGCAGTTGGCGATTTGGTTAGTGCGGTAGCCAGTTTTGGCGGAGACGCAAACGCAAATGATTGGCGAGTCCGTTTAAGTTTGGCTAATTGGACCAGTTTTAAAACTAGCCCAGTGTTGTCACCGTTGAAAGATGCTGGCGGATTAATTTTTCCGTACACTCCTGAGATTAATATTGCGAGTAAAGCCACATACTCAAACATAAACACAATACACACTAACTATACGTTTCGTGCTTTCCAACATAGTGACCCAGGCGAAATCAGTATTACTGCTCCGTTTAACGTAGAAGATGCTACACAAGGACTGTACTGGATCGCCGCCACGCATTATTTACGTAGTTTGACAAAAATGTTCAGCGGAGCTGATCCTAAAGCAGGTAATCCTCCTCCAGTTATTTTCTTAAATGGTTATGGCAATTATGTTTTTAAAAATATTCCAGTAGTAGTTACAAGTTTTGATTGTATGCTTCCTAAAGACTGCGATTACATTGGAGTCAATGTAGTTGGATCTGCGGCAGGACAATTACAAGGTGTTGCTGGCGGCATTGGCGGACTAGCAGACTCACTAGGCGGAGCCATTCCTGGCATTTCGGATATCACTAGTACGGTAAGTAACATAGCAGGCGGAGTCGGCCAAGTAGCAGGCGTATTAGGATCGTTTGGTGTTGGAGGAACTGTTAGTGGTGGTGTAAGCCATGTTCCTACAAAGAGCACATTTACTGTAAAGCTAGCACCAATTTACAGCAGAAACAGCGCACGTAATTTCAGCCTTGACAGGTTTGTCCAAGGCGGCTATCTTAATAACAGTTTTGGATATATCTAAATATGGCATCGTATACAAATACTAGTCCGTGGTACTTAACCCAGACTAAAAACAATTACCTAGATGTGCTGTCCATTAGGTCAGTTAGTGCCGAGCCTGATGATTATTTGTATACTATACAAGCACAATATACTTATAGACCAGATCTTTTAGCACACGACTTGTATGGAGATTCAAGATTGTGGTGGGTTTTTACACAACGTAATCTTGACATTATTCAAGATCCTATACTTGATTTTGTGCCAGGTGTAAAAATTTACATTCCAAAGAAAACCAGCTTGTTTAATGTGTTAGGATTATAATATGGGAATTTTTGATGGTGCTAGTGCAACAATTAGTTCAATTGAAAGTAGTGTAAGCGGCGCAGTATCCAGTGTTGCTGGACAAGCTGGTGGCGCGATTACAGCCTTATCGGGTGGACTTGCTTCTGGACTTAGTGCTGTAACAGGCGGCATTGGTGATGCGCTGAACAGTGTTGGCGGAATACTGTCAACAGTTAATAGAGTTTTTAAACAAACATCTAATGTAAAACTTCCTTTAAAGAATCCACTGTTTGACTATGCCAGTTACACTTATAATATAGGATTTGGAATTCTTCCAGATGCCTTTCTTCATAATCCAGATTCAACTTATAGAGCAGGCAAAAAATTTCCGTTAATTGCTAAAAGTGCTCACGCTGATCCTGACAACAGAATTAATACACCTTACGGCAAGTTTGATTTTTATATAGACGATCTTACAATTAACAGCCAAATAGGACACGAAGCCGGTAACAATACCAATGCTCAAGGTGATATTACTTTTACAGTCACTGAACCTTATAGCATGGGTTTGTTTTTTATTGCTTGCCAAGTAGCTGGACAAAATATTAGTCAGAAAAACTGGAGAAATGCTCCGTTTATCTTAACAATAGAATTCAGGGGAAATACTGAAACAGGACAAATGGTCAATATACCAAAGACTAGTAGATATATTCCTATTAAGTTAAGAGACATTGACATGACTGTAAATGCTGAAGGCGCAGTATACAAGATTACAGCGATTCCTTGGAATAACGAAGCCCTTTCAAATACCTATAGTAAGTTTAAAAGTGATCAAGCAATCAAAGGATCCACAGTTCAAGAAATGTTACAAACAGGCGAAAAAAGTTTACAAACAGTATTGAATGCCAAGTTAAAAGATATTGCCAAAGTCAACGGTATTGAACACCCAGATGAAATCTTAATATTATTTCCAGAAGATATTAGTTCAGGCGGAATAGGAACAGGCAATGCCGAAGATACTTCCACTGCTACAGTAAATCCTAAAGACACTGCTACAGCCAACGCACTTTTTAAAAAATTAGGAGTTTCTAGAAATAGCAATGGATCTTTAGCACAAGCAGCCGCTCAGTGTAATGCTATTGGCAAAGCTAAAATGGGGTTTGATGAATTTAAGAAAGGTTCAGCACCAGTCAGCAAAGACAACGTAGTATATAATGAAAAAACTAAAATTAACGATAGAACAAAAAACGTTGTAAATCAAACTGAAAGTGATTTTAAATTTAGACAAGATACTGACATACCAAACGCTATTAATCAAGTTATCTTAAACAGTAATTTTATTACAGATACATTTGATCCTTCGAATATTACTGCTGAAGGATACAGAGGTTGGTGGGCAATTGATACACAGTCTTACAGGATAGGTGAAGAAAGTGAAGTAACGGGTGTAAAGCCTAGATTGCTAGTTTATAGAATTTTAAATTACAGCGTTCACGTTAGCTCGGCACCATTACCTGTAAACACAACGCCTCCAGGATATAAACAATTAGGTTTACAAGCAGTCAAACAATACGAATATATCTACACAGGACATAACGTAGACATAAAGAAGTTTGAAATACACTATAATAATAGTTTTGGAAATTTGATGAGTCCCGATGGTCTTCAAGGTTCGCAAGACGCTAAAACTAAAAAAGATAGCGGCGGAGCAGACGCAGAGAAACCAGACGGAGAAGTAAGACCTATATCAAAAGGTGCGGCTCCTTCTAGTACACTAGGCGTAGGTAGCAGTATTATAAGTTTTACTAAGACACTAGCTGGAACAGATAACTTAGGCGGCGGCGGTGTTGAAACTCAACAAACTCGAGCTGCCAGACTATTTCACGATTCTGTTAATCGTGGAACAGATATGATGCTACTTAACTTGGAAATCATTGGAGATCCATATTATCTAGCACAAAGTGGTACTGGCAATTATACAGCACAGCCCACAGAATTTTATAATTTAAACGATGACGGATCTGTTAGCTATCAAAATGGTGAAGTAGATATTATTGTTAATTTTAGAACTCCTGTTGATATTAATCAAACTACAGGACTGTATAACTTTGGCGGCAAAAGCGAAAATGCTCCAGTTATGGGGTTCAGCGGATTATACAAAGTAAACACAGTTACTCACAAATTTAGTAAAGGTGAGTTTTCACAAACACTAGTTGGCCAACGTAGACCACAACAAGAAAATCCAAAGCCTCCAATTAAACCAGGGCAGGATTTCTCTACAACTAAAACAGTTGTTACTAATTCTAGTAACGGCTCGACAGCAGTAATGACACCCGACGAAGTAAGAGCCGCCAGAGACCGCGGAGAAATTGAAGAATAATTATGTCAGATTTAGATTATAGTAGCTCAGAACAACCTAAACCGGAACCCGGCCCTTTCCTTGCTCGAGTAGTAAGCAATGTGGATCCTACTTACATGGGTATTCTTGAAGTTGAAATTTTAAGACCAGTAGGTGCGTCGGATAGCGCAGAAGGACAGTTACATCAAGTAAAATATATGAGCCCATTCTACGGAGTTACTAGCAGTAGATATTTGGGACAAGATCCTGACGACTACAATAATACACAAAAAGCCTATGGCATGTGGATGGTTCCACCTGATGTTGGCGCAGTGGTTGTTATATTTTTTATTAACGGAGATCCAAAACGTGGATACTATCTAGGATGTGTTCCAGCAGAAACTGAAAATATGAACTTTTCAGTTCCTGGACTGGCAGCAACTCAACGAGTAGTAGAAGATGTTGATCCTGACATTAATGGAAAATATGGCCGTGTTCCAGTAGCAGAGTATAACAAAATTAGTCCAGGCAATGAAACTCCAGCAGACCCTACACAAAATTTAAAACCTCGTCATCCTTTTACAGACGTCTTAGACAAACAAGGATTATTATTTGACGACATTCGCGGTATCACTACCAGTAGTGCTAGACGAGAAGCGCCTAGTATGGTATTTGGTATCAGCACTCCGGGACCGTTAGATAAAAAACCAGGTGCTAAACAAGGACCCTTAGGCAAACGCGAACACGAAATTCCTAATGCGTATGTTAGTCGATTAGGAGGCACTACTTTTGTCATGGACGATGGTGACGACAAATGGTTAAGAAGAACCAAAGCAAAAGACGGCCCACCAGATTATGCCAGCCTGGAAGCCGGAGAAACAGATGGCGATCCAACATTGCTACACAACGAATTGTTTAGAATTCGTACAAGAACTGGCCATCAAATTTTATTTCATAATACTGAAGATTTAATTTATATTACTAATGCTCGTGGTACTAGTTGGATAGAATTAACCAGCGATGGAAAAATTGATATTTTTGCCCAAGACAGCATAAGTGTACACACTGCCAACGATTTAAATTTTTACGCTGATAGAGATATCAACATGGAAGCAGGACGAAATATTAATATAAAAGCAACAGATGCCGCGGGACTAGGCGACACTACTGCCGCTGGAAGAATACAAATTGAAGCAGTAGGCGATTTTATTAAAATTGTAAAAGGCAATGTTTTTACACAAGTAGACGGTACACAAGATGATACTATCAAAGGAGTGCTAACACAATCTTTTAACGATACATGGGATGTTACTACAGGCGGACAAACTACTATGTCTATTGCTGACGGACTTGATATCAATACCAGTGGTGCTAATAAAATAACATCTAGCGGAAACATGGAAATTGGAGCAGCCAACACTACTATATCGGGCGGCACTATTAATCTTAACGGCCCAGCAGCCGCTACAGCAGGATCGGCGACTGCGGCAACGGTTCCAGATCCGTTAACTACTTTTCAAAATCCAACAGAAGTTGACGGTACTACAATTGAAAGCATCATGGTTCGTATTCCTACAACCGAGCCATATCCGCACCATGAAAACTTAGATGCCACTATGTTTAAACCTGATAAAACAGACAGAGAAGTAGAAGGTGATATCTCTGTACCTGCGGCGTGGAAAGCATATAGTACTGCTACTGATACATTCAAGAAAAATCAAGGATAACATATGACTATCTATAAAAAAGTTGTTCTACCTTCAACTAACAATACAACTAGCGCAAATCCTCAAATGTACAGAGGATTTAGCACAGTTAATACAAATTCAGAAAACTATGTGCTATATGACTTTGATTTAATCAAGCAAGACTTAATCAATCATTTTTATATTCGTCAAGGCGAGCGTCTGATGCAGCCCAACTTTGGAACGATCATATGGAGTTTATTATTTGAGCCACTAACTGATCAAATCAAGGATATTATACTACAAAATGTCAATGAAATCTTAAATCACGATCCGCGAGTACAGGCTACAAATGTATTGATTACTCCATATGATACTGGGCTACAGATTGAAGCAACACTAAAGTACGTTCCATACAACATACAGCAGAATTTACAATTAAAATTTGATCAAGCCAACGGTTTGTTAACAAAATAATAAACTGCGTACATAATTTTATTCAATAAATACTGTTACTAGGACATAATATGAGCTCAACAGATAGACAAAACAACCTGTTAATATCTGAAGATTGGAAGAAAATCTATCAATCTTTTAAGAACGCAGACTTCCAAAGCTACGACTTTGACAACTTGCGCCGTACGATGATTGACTATATTCGTACGAATTTCCCTGGAGATTTTAACGATTATATTGAGTCTAGCGAATACCTTGCCCTAATTGACCTTATTGCGTTCGTGGGCCAAAGCATAGCTTTCCGCGTTGACTTAAATGCTCGTGAAAACTTCCTTGAGCTAGCAGAACGTCGTGATAGCGTATTACGTCTAGCACGTATGATCAGCTATAATCCTAGCAGAAACAAGCCGGCTTCTGGCTTATTAAAGTTTGGAACAATCAGCACAACTGAAAATGTATTAGATAATAACGGCAGAAATTTAGCAGGACAATACATTACTTGGAACGACGGTGCCAATACTAACTGGTATGATCAGTTTATTAAAATTCTTAATGCGGCATTTTCAAGTACACAACAGTTTGGAAATCCTTCAGACCTAGCTACAATTTACGGTGTAAGTACAGCACAATATCGATTCAATGGTACAAACACAGACGTGCCTGTTTATAGTTTTTCTAAACAAGTAGCTGGCCGTAACATGACATTTGAAATTACCAGTACTACTTTCAAAGACAAAACATATATCTACGAAGAAGCACCAAAGATTGCCAATAGTATTGCTTGTGTTTACAAGGACGATGGTTTTGGCGCTGGCAGTCCTGGTACTGGTTTCTTCTTTAACTTTACACAAGGCTCTTTAAGCACAGCAAGTTTTACAATTACACAACCTACAAGCAATCAAACAGTAGATATTGCTACACAAAATATCAATGATACTGATCTATGGTTATACGGTTTAGACACTAACGGTCTTGAGTCTTCTTTATGGACACAAGTTCCTGCTACCTCAGGTAACAATGTTATCTATAACAGTTTGAATAAAAGTATTAAAAATATCTATAGTGTTGTAACAAGAACAGGCGACGCTGTCAGCTTGAATTTCAGCGACGGCACTTTTGGAAACTTACCTCTAGGCAATTTTAGAGTATACTATCGATCAAGCAATAACTTGTCATATACTGTAAATCCTACAGATATTAGAAATATTTCTATATCTATTCCTTACCAGTCTCGTCAAGGCACGTTTGAAACGTTGACAATTAATCTTAACTTGCCAACAACAATTTCTAACGCTACTACCAGTGAAACAAATGCTAGTATCAAAGCCAATGCTCCGCAGACATACTATACACAAAACCGTATGATTACTGGTGAGGACTATAATATTAGTCCGTTGGTAGTTACGAACCAAGTGGCAAAAATCAAAGCCATAAACAGAACCAGCAGTGGTATTAGTCGTTATTTTGATTTAAAAGATCCAACTGGAAAATACAGTAGCACAAACTTGTTTGCCGACGATGGTATCATATATCAGGAAGTTTTTACAAGTAGTACAAATTTTAGCTTTATTACTCGTACTGATATTGAAGGAGTAATTCTTGGCGAGATTTACAATATTATCAATAATCCTAATTTAAGAAATTTCTTTTATGCGAATTACGTAAACTATTTGACAGCAAGTTTAAATATTGTTTGGTATAATCAAACAAGTGACAGCAACAGTTCTACTGGTTATATTGGCGGTGTTGGAGGTTCTACTTCTACCTCTCCTTATAAGGTTGGTAGTTTTACTGCCACCGATTTAAAGTATGTTACTCCAGGTGCGTTGATAAGATTCTCAGTACCTAACCCAACAACACAATATTTTGATACTTTAAATTCTAACACTATTGTTACAGGCGATGTAACAACAAAAGGTGCTAGCTCATATGTTTGGGCTGAAGTAGTAAATGTTAATAACGACGGCACTGGACTAAACGGCACCGGCATTTTATCAACTGGGTTTGGCCCGATAATTTTAAATCAAGTTATTCCTTCTTCAGCAGTTGTAAGCCAAGTTATTCCTAAATTGGCTTTGACTATTGATACTAGCACTATCGCAACAATGATTGATTTAATATTTTCAAATCAGTTGTTTGGTTTGCGCTATAACAGCACTACACAAAGCTGGAAGATTATTTTTGAAACCAACTTAAACACTAGCGATGCTTTTAGTTTAGGTAGTCAAGGCGACACAACTAATTTACAGAAAGATTCAAGCTGGTTGTTATTGTTTACAACCAACAACGAGTATTATACTGTGACATCTCGCCAGTCTCGTTATATATTTGAAAGTGACAAAGAAATTAAGTTTTATTTTGATAATAACAACAAGGTCTATGATACTATAAGTTCAAGTATAGTGTTAGACAATATAAAAGTATTGAATATTAATACTCAACCTGACACTACTACACCGTTCACACGAGATTTAGTATGGGATGTTATTTCTGAATACAACGGACTTGATGGTTATGTTGATCCTAAGAAAATTGTAATCAGTTTTGCTGACTCTGACAACGATGGTGTTGTTGATAATCCTCAGCTATTTTTAGATATTGTTAGCCCGTCAACTGGCACGATTGGAAACAAGTATATTGTACAAAAGAAATATCTAATAAGTCAAGGACAAGAAGATTACAAATATGTGGATAACAATTCAGTAAAAGGTCCTGTTATTATATTATCTTCAGAAAATGCTGTAGGTGCGCTAACACAGTACACAGACGGTCAATATTTTTATTTTATAGATCTTAACATAGTTAAACAACTAGATCTTGCCGCAGGCGTTTTAAATCCTACATTGGATTATAAAGTTTATGTTGGAAGAAGCGATATTAAATTTCAATATACTCATAGCGCAACGTATGACAGTAGAATAGACCCAGGTGCTAGTAACATTATAGATACCTATGTATTAACAACTAGTTACGACACTAGATTTAGACAGTGGCTAACTGGAGCAAATATTTCTAAACCTTTGCCACCTAGCAGTAGCGAAATTAATTCAATGTTGAGTTCAAAATTAAACTTAATTAAATCTATCAGCGACGAAATAATATACCATCCTGTTAGTTATAGATTACTATTTGGATCACAAGCTGATGATAGTTTACAAGCTACATTTAATGTAACAATGAATCCAAACAGTACAGTATCGGCTAGCAACGTTACAGCACGAATCTTAACGGCTATAAACCAATTCTTTGCGTTGGATAACTGGAACTTCGGTGATACATTTTATTTTTCAGAATTGAGTACTTATATTATTAATCAACTAGCACCTGATATCACTAACTTTGTTATTGTTCCAAAACAATCTGGTCAATACTTTGGTAGCTTATTTGAAATAAAGTGTCCAAACGATCAAATATTTTTAAGCTGTGCTTTGGCTACTGATATTGTTATCGTATCCGGACTAACATCTACTAACCTTAAAACTGTTACTGGTTCAGCATTAACTAATGTTGTAAACAGTCAAAACCTAACTAGCGCATCTAACGGAGTATCGAATGGCTAATAACACTCCTTTTGGAAATACTGGATCTAGTCAAAATTTATTGCCAGGAATTTATCAAACTCCTGCTAACAAGAAGTTTTTACAGTCAACTATTGATCAATTATTTCAATCCGGAACCGTTTCTAAAATTAACGGACATATTGGCCGCAGAAATAGTAAAGCAACAATTGGTACTGATATTTTTGTTAATGGTGCCGACGCAAATCGCCGTCACTACCAACTAGAACCAGGTGTAGTTATTAAAGATGACCTAGGCAATGTTACATTTTTTAAAGACTATGTTGATTATATTAACCAACTTAATGTCTTTGGTGGCAACACTACCAATCATTCTCGTTTAAACAAACAAGAATTCTATTCTTGGGATCCGCATATCGACTGGGATAAGTTTGTTAACTTCCAGAATTATTACTGGTTGCCATACGGCCCTGAGCCAATTACAATTTACGGACAACAACTTAAGATAGAAAGTACATATACAGTTAAGTTAGTTCCAGTGGGCGAAAATAACGAATATATTTTCACACCTAATGGATTTACTCCTAACCCTACAATTAAATTGTACAAGGGACACACTTATAAGTTTGATATTACAAGTCCAGGTAATCCATTAAGTTTTAAACTTAGTAGAAGCCTTGGAAAAATTGATAGATATTTAATCAGCGGTATCGATAACCATGCTGTTGAATCTGGAACAATTACATTTACAGTTCCGGCTGATGCGCCTACAATCATTTATTATCAAAGCGAAACAGATCTTAATCTTGGCGGCGAAATACAAATTCATGCGATTGACGATAACACATATATCGACATTGAAAAAGATCTACTAGGAAAAAAATCATATAAACTTACTAACGGAACTTCTATTAGTAACGGTATGAAAGTTAACTTTGGCGGTAATGTTACGCCTGCTTCTTACGGCACAGGTCAATATTATGTTGAAGGTGTTGGTTCAGCTATCAAGTTAGTGCCTGAAAGTACATTAGAAGTTGTTGGGCCTTATACAATTTCAGAAGCAGTATTATTTGATGATACTCCTTTTGATCAAAAGCCGTTTGGCGACGCAACTGGTTATGCTAGCGACAAAGATTATATTGTAGTTAATAGAGCAAGCAGAGATCGTAATCCTTGGTCAAGATATAATCGTTGGTTCCATAAAG